AGCCAGTAACAAAGATACTAGATAAGGTAATACCTGACGCTGACACTAAGCAACGTATAGCGCACGAGATTGCCACACAAGCACATACAATAGCACAAGCACAGATAGAGGTGAACAAAACTGAAGCGCAGAGTAAAGACTTATTTGTCGCAGGTTGGCGACCCGCTGTGGGTTGGACTTGTTGCCTTGGAATGGCGGGTAACTTCCTTGTTATTCCGATGGCAAACTTTGCGCTTGCTTTATCCGGTTCTTCAATCACTATTCCCCTTATAGATTTGTCAACTATGTTGCCTGTCTTGATGGGGATGCTTGGGTTAGGTACGTTGCGTACATACGAGAAAACTAAGGGGGTTAAGTAATGGCACAAAGAGGCGACCCATTAAGCTCTACAGGTAGTTATTCTGGCAGTACGAGAGGAAACTATAGCGTCTATAACAGACCTTCTAGCACTTCAGGTGTAGATAACTATAACAACCGTTCAAAGGATGCGTATTACGATAGCTATAATTATAAAAGCTCCAGTCCTGATTATAGGAATGCTCCTGATGACGTCACTACAGGAGGGACTAGCGACGGACAAGGAGGTTGGAGCGACAGAATGCCTACTTCTTTGGCAGAAGTCGGGAGAAATGTTATAGATTACGGCAAAGGAACTGCTATCTATAAGATTGGTAAGAATATTTATGATAATACTCTTATGTCCGCCACTGGTGAATGGTTAGGAGACCTAGCTGATAGTCCTTGGAATCCTGTTAACTGGGAAAGCGGCGCTCCTCCAGAGTGGTCAGTTGAGCTAGGTGACGGCACCGTGTTAGGTCGTGGAACTTTAGAACGACAGGGCGGCATGATGACTGGAGGTGGTGGAAACTCTCGCCTCGCTATTAATCCTCAAACAGGCAAGCCTTACGACACTAGCAAGATGGGGAGAATGTCAGACGAAAGAGCTACAGCGTTGTACGGTTTGGACATTCAAAACCCTGAAGGGATGGACGTTCCTGACGGTCATTACTATGATTACAAAACTAAACAAATAAGAAGCTACCAAGGTGACCCTTACGCTTATCGTGCTATTGCCGCAAGTAACGCTTGGAAAAATGCAGGCGTAGACGACCTTAGACTTTCGGACGAAGAATACTTAAAGCTAACCGAAGAAGAAAAACAGGCTAACTTTGAAGCACGTAGGGAAGCGAGTGGTGACCCTGCGAACTTTGCAGGTGAAATTGGTTCAGTTTCCCCCTTTGGCAATGAAAATATTAAATACAACATGGGCATTTATACGCCTCAGAACGACGAAGAAGAAAACTCTGTCTTACGTGAGATGTTTAACAAAGGTGAAATTACTAAGGTTGAGCTTGACCGTTACTTAGATGACGCTAAAAGAAGTCAGGGTGAGGCCACAGCACAACAAAGTGAAGTTGCGAGTAGAGTTGAGTTCCTAAAAAACTCAGGCGGTTATACTGATGAAGAATTGACAGGTTTTGTTGACGATTTTGCAAAGGAAGAGTTTGCTACCGAAGGTTTTCGTTCTACTGATGACTACTTTGATAGTTTTAATAGTACTCTAAACGAGCTTACAGACATTGACCCTGAATTACAGGAAGAGATGTTTGAGCTGTACGACACTAAACGAGAAGCAGACTACGAAAACTACTACTCGTATTTAGACAGTCTCCAAGGAACAGAACAGTTTGAGGAAACTTACTTAGAAGCTGACGTTGAAAAACAAAACTCTTATTTAGCACATCTCCACCAAGACGGTAGAATTGATGATGAACAGTATTTATCAGCAGTGTCTAGTAATCTAGTAGAATCAGGTGAATTTGTTTTTAAGATGGACAGCGGAGAGTATGCCGTAGGTACAGAGGAAGGTATTTATGGACAACATCGAGTTATAGAACTACCTAGCGATGCCGACGACTCCTCAGAGCGTTACTACGATTACCTTAAAAATAAAGAGTATGATGATGTCACCAGTATTGAAGGTGCTTCCGATGAGTTCAACGCAAGACGAGCAAAGATTTCCGCTTTAGATAACACTGGTAATGTCAGTTATGACAGCCGTAAAGCCGTTAAGAGACCTCGTGAAAGTTTCTCTGATAAGTTTAAAGGCGCTCTTAAAACAATAGGTCTAAACGCTTTAACTGGCGGTTTATACAGTGCCGTACCTGCGGGAGTAAATATTCTTAAAGGCGAAGGCAGTACAGACGACTGGTTAGCTTTTGGGCCTGTAGCGATGGAAGCAACAGGATTGGTTACTCCTCCCGCTACTTCGGAGGAAGCAGCAGCCATTCAGGACAGAGTTACTGATGAAGCAATAGGTAGAGGTTACAGTGCTTCTGAAGCAGCCTCGATGGGTTATGATGCGGGTCAAAGTGCCTTAGCAGGTGTAGGACTTGACCTAGGTGTTGCACAGCTTACTTACGAACAAACAAACCAAGTAATACAAGCAGCAGCAGCAGAGAACTTACCACAGTACGTAGCTAAAGAGTTCGGTGTTCCTTTTTTAAAGAATAAACTCACTGACTCGTGGGAAGAGTTTCAAAAGAACAATATGTTGCCTATAGGTGACCCCGCGTTTGTAGGGGATTGGCAAGATGCTTGGGACAGCATACCTGAAGATATACAGGCAGGCTTAAACGAAACGTTTGAAAACCTAGCTGAAGGAGAGCCAGTTGACGAGGCGATTGCTAAAGGGGTTGTTGAGTACATAAAAGAAAGTCCTCTTGGAGGTTGGATTGAAGACGGTATAAAACAGGCCGGTAGGGATTTTGACGATGCGTACTTACAGCCTATTAAAGAGTTTGCTGAAGATGTGGTCAACGTAGACGCTGCTAAAGCCTTCCTAAGCAACTTTGATGATAAGGTACTACAACCGGCAGCAGAGCCTGTTAAAGAGGCAGGAAAGGCCATTGACGACACGTTAATACAGCCTCCTAAAGAGTTTGTTGAAGGTTTGTTTGACGGTACAGATAAAGATAAGGATGACAGCTCAAGTAACATTAGAAGAAGAGACCCTTTAACATCAAAGAAAAATAGTGGTGGTGGTGAAGGAATGGTTCTAGGAGGTTTGTTTGACAGAGAGCTGTTTAAGTTTAAAGAGAAAGACAAACTTGAGATAGAGCAACCTGAAGTAGCAGAAAGAAAACGGTATGTAGAAGGTGATTTGTTTGATGACCCATTTGCAAGCACATTTGATGATAGGAATTTAGTTTAATGACATACTTACAAGCAGTAAATAAAGTACTAAAAAGACTTAGGGAGAATACAGTTAGCTCTGTGGACGAAACCTTATACTCACGGTTGGTCGGTGAGTTTGTTAATGACGCTAACCGTCTGGTGGAGGACTCTTGGGATTGGTCAAGCCTACGTACAACAGTAACTGAAACAGTAACAGCGGCAAACGGTATTATACCCGCTCGTTCTCAATTTATGCTCCCTAATGTTACTTCTCAATTTAAGACTCTTAACGTAATTAATGAGACTCAGAAGTGTTTTATGAACTTAGGGACACAGACAGAATTACAGAAAGTTAAGTATATTGACCCCGTAACACCGTCAGTACCTACGCACTACGTTTATGGTGGAGCTTTTAGTCAAGGTGTTCTTGTTGACGTATATCCTGTTCCTGATAAAACATACACTTTACAGTTTACCATTGTTGACAGGACTGAAGAGCTTACTAGCGACACTCAGGGACTAAAGGCACCTAGCTTACCTGTCGTACAGTTTGCACACGCTATGGCTGTAGAGGAGCGTGGTGAGACGGGAGGAACTACTGCTGCAATGCTTATGGGTGTTGCTAAGTCTTCCTTGTCTGACGCTATCTCCTTTGATGCCGCGAGGTTCCCAACTGAGACTATATGGGTGGACGTATGAGTGGGCAAAAATTACAGAACTTAGCTGTATCTGCTCCTGCCTTCTTTGGCATTAACACCGAGGAGTCTCCCGTTGGGATGAACCCTAACTTTGCTGACATTGCTGATAACTGTGTTATTGACAAGCAGGGACGTATTGGTGCTAGAGAGGGGTACATTCAAATATCCACTAATGACGTATTAGGAACCAGTCGTGGACTAGAGGCTGTATTTGAGTTTACTAATTTTGATGGTACAGTAGTAGTGTTCTCTGCGGGTAACAATAAGATATTCACAGGTACTACTACTTTAACTGAAGTAACACTGCCCCTTGTAAACAATGTTGCGTACGAAATCAACGCAAACAACTGGAAGATAGTGTCTTTCAACAATAACGTGTACTTCTTTCAAAGTGGACAAGAGCCTCTTGTTAGTGTTGCAGGTAGTACTACACTGGAAGTTGTAGCGTCAGGCGGGACTACAGCACCTTCGGGTAACGAAGTCCTAGCAGCCTTTGGTCGCCTATGGGTGGCTGATGTTGTAGGTAATAACTATACTGTTTATTGGAGTGACTTACTTGATGGCACGGACTTTCAAGGTGGTAGTTCAGGCAGCTTAGACTTAACATCTGTATGGACTAACGGTTACGACGAGATTGTAGCCTTGACGGAACATAACGGGTTTTTGCTTATATTTGGTTTACATAGCATTGTTGTCTACGCAGGCGGTGATTCCGTAACTACTGTTGACTTTAGACTGTCGGACACTATTGAAGGTGTAGGCTGTATTGCTAGAGACTCCGTACAAGCCACGGGCAATGACATTATATTCTTATCGGACAGAGGCTTAATGAGCTTAGGTAGGATTATTCAGGAGAAGTCTTTACCAATGCGGGACGTTAGTGCAAACGTACGTACTGATTTACTTAAAGCAGTAAAGGAAGAGACATTACCGATACACTCTTTCTACAGTGCTTTTGATGCGTTCTATTTAATTACCTTACCTACAACAGGAACTACTTACTGCTTTGACGTTAGAACGCCTCTTGAGAACGGTTCCTTTAGAGCTACTACTTGGTCGGGTATGAATCCTATCAGCTTTACTAACATAGCTGCTGACGGTTTCTACATTGGTTTAGAAGGTGGACTTGCTAAGTACGGTAGTTATTTGGATGATACTGCTACTTACAAGATGTCTTACTTTAGCAATCCTATTGACTGGGGCAATACTTCAAACTTGAAATTCCTAAAGAAGTTTAACATTACAGTTATTGGTGGTAACGACACAAACTATACACTGAGTTGGAGTTACGACTACAGCGGAGTATATAATAAACAACTATTTAACTTTGCGGAAGGAACTTTAGGACAGTACAACATCAGTGAGTTCAACACCTCAGCGGAATACTCAGGGGGTGTCTTTGTAAACAAAGGTTGTGTACACACCAACGGCTCAGGAGTATCAGCCAGTATTGGTGTTGAAAGCACTATTAACGGTAGTCCATTTTCTATACAAACAATTGATATACACGCTCTATTAGGGAGAATGATTTAATGTCTAACTACGTACAAGATACAAACTTCGCAGCTAAGGATGCCCTTCCGCCCGGTACTGCCGCTAAGAAAATAAAAGGTACTGAGATTTACGACGAGTACGGCCTTGTTGCTACTGCAATTACGTCTAAGGTTGACAAGACTGGCGCAACAATGACCGGTAACCTCGACTTCGGTGACGATGTAAGAGTCAGACTCGGTAACGATAGTGATTTACAAGTCTACCATACAGGTACGAACTCATACATTGATGACACAGGTACTGGTGGTTTAATTATCACAGGCGCTACTACTCTGACACTAAAGCAAGCATCTCAGGGAGTTAACGCAGATAAATATATAGAGTGTACTGCAAATGAAGCTGTAGACTTATACTACGACAACAGCAAGAAACTAGAAACAACCACGGCAGGAGTTACTGTGACTGGAGAATTAGTAGCAACAACAATCAATGGAGGTACGTTCTAATGGCTGACCCAATTGACACACGACCTACAGGAAACTTAGGTGGTTTATTATCAGCAGGTGCTGCTTATTACGCAGGTGAAGAAGGTATTAAGACTGCTGAAGAACGAGGCGCAGAAGCTTTAGCTATTTCAGAACAGGCAGGACAAACAGCCGCAGGCATGGCTGAGTTTAAACCTTACACAGTTACAAGTAATTTAGCTGACGCGTTCACAGACGCACAGGGTGGATTAGATTTACAGCTGTCTGCCGAAGAACTAGCACGACAAAACCAGTACTTAGGTCAAGCACAAAGTATGTTTGGCGGCCTTAGTGGTGACATTGCCGGAGGTTCACAGGCTATCTATGAACAGATGAGAGCCGCACAACGACCTGAAGAAGAACGTCAAAGACTACAGATGCAGGAAGGTTTGTTCCGAGGCGGTCGTGGGGGTTTACAGAGCAATATGTACGGTGGCGGTAACGCTGAGACATTTGGCTTTGAGCAGGCACGACAGGAAGCTATGCTTAACGCTCAGTTAGCAGCGCGTCAGCAGTTCGGTACTGAACAACAGAATATGCTTACACAGGCTCAAGGTTTACAAACAGCAGGTTATAATCCACAACGTCAGGCTCTTGATATGTTTGGTGCAGGTAGTACGTCCGCAGGCTATGCTGATGCAGCTCGTAGAACAGGTGCTGACCTTTACGGAACAAGTACAGGCCGAGGCTTGGAAAGCCTAATGGAAGCGCAGAAGCAGGCCGGAGAACTTCGTCAGATTCAGATGACCGGAATGTTAGACGCGGGTAATTCTATTTGGGGCGACTTGAACTTTTCAGACTTAATTTAAGCAAACGTAGAGGAATTTAAAATGGCACAAGATTACGCAGGATTGCTTACTGGACTAGATAAACGTCCTCCAAATCCCATGGCAGGGATGGACAGAGAAGGGCGCATGGCTTACCGTGCGCAAGGCTTTGCCGATACAATGGGCAGAGGGTTAGTTACATCACTAGGTATGGACGCTCGTACTGACCAAGAAAGAACAAGAGACACTATCGGCTCTCTTAAGTTAAACACTACTGATAAATTAGAGCAGGAAAGGAATGTAAAAACTGTACGTGAGGTTGACCCTGTAAGAGCGCAAAAGTTAGCTCAGATGTATGAAGCACAGAACTTAGCAGCGGACGAAAAGAAGCTAGGAAAGGACACACAGCGTACACAGCGTACACAGTTTGCTGCTTACTTGGACAAAACTTACCCTGAGTTAGACTTGGGGGCGCTTGCTGAAGCAGGAACAATTACTCCTCAGAATCTAAAAGATTTCCTACCTGTATTACAGGATAAGGAAGAAAGATACTTGCCGTCAGGCGGTAGTGTTTTTGACACGCAAACTAGAGAATGGATAGCCGGCCCCGCTGCTAAAGGCAACCCTAAAGACGACCTACTCACTGTCAACGACAGACTATATAGCATATCAGCAGGTGATTTCATAACTGACGCACCGACCGATGAAAGCAGGAAGACTGAGGAAATGGTTACTTGGGAATACATTAAATCAGCTAATGACGCTAAGGGCATTGAAACCCCCGACTTCTCAACGTGGCGTGCAGATGAAGCAGATTACTCGAACAGGTCTCCACAACGTAAAGTATATGATGACTTGGTTCGTTCTGCTGAAGGAACTGGTAAAGAAATGCCTACTTACAATGACTGGTTCGAATCGCAGAAGAAAGCTGAGACAACAGTCGTTAAAACAACTAACCCAGACACAGGTGTAGAAACCTCTTACCTTATCAACAGTGGAACAGGTGACAGGATTGCCAATTTAGGGGTTACTGGGATGCCTACGCTGAGTATTCAGAAGAACGACGATGGTACTTTTCAGCTATTCAATAGCCTAACAGGTTCTTTAGGCGACCCTGTGGAAACTGCCGCCTCTGCTGCTATTAAACAGAAGAAGTTTTATAAGACTTACTCAGCTATTCAGGAACTTGATGCTACCATGGGTATCCTTGGTGAAGCTAAAGGACTGAGAGCAGACCAAACTGCGGTAGGTTACGTATTAGGAAAGTCTGTTGCAGGAACGGATGCAAGAGAACTCGCAAGTAAGGTTGACACTATCCAAGCCAATCTAGCTTTCGACGAGTTGGAGAAAATGCGTAAAAACTCTCCTACAGGTGGCGCATTAGGTCAGGTAACTGAAATGGAACTTAGATTACTTAAAAGTGCTGTTTCTGGACTTGACCCTGCATTAGGTGTTGAAGCGTTCAACGACCAAGTAGAGTTAATCAAACAAAGTTATGACAGGTTTAAGTTAGCACTCATTGGTGAAGGTGATTATCGTGTTGTAGACGGTGAGTATTTCATCAAAGCGCCTGACGGTGCTATTTACAATGTAGGAACAGTTGGAGGAGAACTATAGTGGCTACTGCACAGTACGGACAGGTTGTTGACCCTGAAAAGTTGACGCAGTTGGGAGGCTTGTTTGATTCAGAGCCTACCACTGCTGACGTTACCCCTCCACGCCCACAACTAGATGCTAACCAAAAAGCAACCAACTCTCAGGTAGGAGGTGTAGGTTTAACAAGCGGAAGAGTTACCGACGAAAATCTATTAGCTGAGTTGAACAAGTCTTTTGCAACACAGATTAAAGGCGGTCGTCAGCAGATACTAAGTAAAGTTGATAAGCCAGAATCAGACAAACCTTCGTGGGCAGACTGGGTAGCGCCTTCTCTGAGCATCAGTTCTTCCTTAGCGGCAGGTATTCCCGCTGCTAGGGTGGGTGCGGCTGCAGGCGCTCCTTTTCCTCCGTATGGGCCTGCTGTAGGTGCTACGATATTTGGTCTAGCGGCCACACTGCCTTTAGTGTTTGGTAGCGAGTATGCGGGAAACGCTGTTGAGGACTTAGTAGAAGGTCGTGAGTTCAACCCTGACAGAGCTTTTCAGGAAGCAATGGATGCAGCACAAACCGATGCTATTATTCAGATAGCGTTACCCGTTATAGGTACAGGCGCTAAGACAGTATACACTGGCGGTAAGAAACTTCTGACAGGTAAGTCAGGTTTAACGGACGATGCTATTGAGGAAGTAGTCGATTTTCAGGCCAGATTGAAGGAGTATGACCCTGATTTAACATTGACTCCTGCGGCAGCTAGTCGAGGTAAGAAAACCTACGCTACACAGATTGCCCGTGTTTCTCAGTTGTCTAAAAGGACTGTAGAGCGTTTGCTCACTGGTTACGACAAGTATATGGGCGCGCAGTTAAACGAGGTTATAACTAAGTTTAAAGGTGCTACGCCTTTTGAACAAGGGGAAGCGTTACAGACTTTTATACAACAGTCAAAAATGGCTATTGACGACATTGTTGACCCTATATACAAGAATATAGACAAACTGGGTAAGGGTGTTATTGTTGACCCTGCACAGGCGGGTATGGACTTAGCCAAACAGTTCAAGAAAAAGCACAGAGGTAAGTCAGTTACCGACCCTGAGACTGGAAGAACTACTGTTAGGAGTGCATACCCTACAGAAGCTACGGCTTCAGCAGTTGCACGTTTACGTAACTTACCTTCTGACTTAAACTTCTATGAAGCACATAAAAGATTGTCTGAAGCTAAGAAACGCCTGTACAACGCTAACAAGTCTACTACTAAGGATAGTGACCTTGTAGAGGTGTTGGGTGCTGAAGTTGATATGTACGCGAAGGTAATGAAAGAAGCGTCTGATACTTTAAGTCCTGCATTACGTAAAGAGTACGAAGAGGTTACAAACTTCTACAGCAAGTCCAGAGATGTTGTAACAGCTTCTTTCCTTGATAAGGCTGTTAAGGTACTCGACCCGTCACAGATAGGCGCTATGCTTACTAAGGACGGTTTAGAAGTGCCAGTAAGTCAGATAAAAAACCTTAAAAAACTTGCTGCTGAGTTAAAATCTAAATTACCTAAAGGTTCGACTGTAAAAGGTTTAGATGATGACCCTCTATCAGGCATAAGGAAAGGCTATCTTGAGCAAATGTTTAAACTAGGAGGGGAAGGAGGACAAAGCAGTCTAGCTAAGTTCCAGAAAAAACTACAGGAACCTAAGTTTAAAGCTACGTTTGACGCTTTGTTTGAAGGAACTCCCGTCGCTAAGAACATGGATAGAATGCTTAAAGATTTAGACATCTTAGAGAACGTAAATAAAGGAGGAGGAGGTTTGCAGCTATCCGTGGCGGGTGCTGAGTACGGTGTAGCTAAAGGTACTAATACTAATATCGTGGCAAGCCTACGAGACTTAATTCCTTCGTTTATGGCAAAGAGGGCGATTAAGCAAAAGAATGTAGACAAGCTGATTAACATGATTAAAGCAGCAACGGAAGCTGAAAGAAGAGGTGTTAAACTGTCGCCTAGCTATGCTATGGAACTAAATAACCTACTAGGTGTTATTAAGGTAGGTCAGGGTGTAGGAGCGGCTTCAGGCACTATGGACTAAAACAGTAGACGTAAAAAAGGGGGTCGCAATGACCCCCAAGTTTACATTCAGTTGAGTTTAGGTAGTGTAGCGCCTTATATTGGCACTTATCTAAACTATTTCACAAGCACCTCCGGTACACGCTAACTCCTGTGAGCCGGTGGTGTTATCTTCCTGCTCAAAGTATTGCAGGTCATTCCAGTTAATATCTTTAGGCATTGATGCTAGTAGTTTATCATATTCCTCAGCACTGATGTCCTCATAAGGAGCTTGTTGATACGTATGTTCACTTACTGGCAACAAACTAATACCACTACACAAGTCAAAGTTATCCCATATCCACTGTGCTACCTGAAGGAACTCGCTATCAGTATAGTACACTGTGATACTTGGCTTATGCTCACACCAATGATTCTGGTACATCTTCCAAAGTTCTAGCTGATGCATTGCACCTACGTCACTGACTGTCACACTGCTCGATGGTGCCTTGACAGGGAAGCTAAACACTGACGAGGACTCAGACATCACATCGTCCTCTACAGGGAACCCTGCTGTCTTCATAAAGACTGCTAAGGGGTCTTTCTTGTCCGAACGTACACGTCTAATGTAATGCTTAGAGAAGCGAGGATGGATGCCACTAGCACTATCGACAAGCTGAGACACAGTACCACTCGGCTTAACAGCAGTAACGGCAGTAGACTGATTGATACCAAGCTTCTTTGCCCACTTCTTATTAGTTGCAATAGCGACATCTCGTACAGCCTCCAACACTACTTCACAATGCGGTGAGTTAGGTGTGCTTAACAGTTTGTTGTCCATGATACCTGTCATGCTTACGCCTAGCAATGCCTCTTCCTCTGTGTTCTTCTTCCAGATGTTACGTAAGTATCTGAAGTCAGTCAAGGTAGCCTGTAGTGTGCCGATGATGGCTGCTACTTCTGCCTTAGCTTTCAACGTCTCTTCCGTGTCATCCTCTCGTACCACTATCTCTGACAAGTTGCAGAACTGATTGCTCCGTAGGATAATCTCTGAGCAAGGGTTAGTACCGAAGTCCTGATTAGGGTCACGACGACCATTCCTAGCTGCAATCTTCTGAGCTGCAACACGACTAAACAAACCACGCTCACCTGACTTAGACTCGTACAGCGTCTGCATCTCATTAAGGAAAGCCTCGAAGTCTGGCTTCTCTGTGTACGCTACGCTGTTGTTAGCCAGTCTACGGTGTCCGTCGTTCTCCCACCATGCACCTGACTTAGCCTTAGCCATCCGTCCGTCTGACAAGTTGGAGAGGCTGATTAGTGCTGAGCGTCTAACGCCACCTACAACTACAATGTCTGCAACCTTACACACTACATCGTGACACTCAATGGATGTCAGCTTGCGTCCCTCTGCCTTGCGGAAGACATCAACACAGAAGTGGAACAAGTCGTCCAAAGGTTGCGCCCCTGATGCTCTGCCACCGAATGTCTCTAGTCTTGCACCTGCAGGACGTACACCGGACATATCCCACTTAGGTATCTTACCTGCGTACAGCATAGCGATAAGCTCACGGAACGCTGATGCCCAACCTACCTTACTGTCACCTACTACAATCACACTGTCAGTCTTATGGAAGGACTCTGCGACTACTGGTAGTTTGGTAATGAAGTTACGTTCAACACTGAACCCTACACCAGTACCGCACATAAGCACGTACATAAGCTCGTCAAAGCTACGTGGTGAGTCAATGGCTAGGTAACTACAGTTAAAGCCTGCTACGTTGTCCTTGTCTAAGGCCACACCTGCTGTCATAAGGCAGCGCATTGATGGCATGACCTCTAGGTTGAGGATAGAGTTGTACAGTTTCTTAGCCACCTTGCTGTCAATCTGTCCACGTTCTGTCCAAAAATCGACATATCGTTGTACTGTTTCTTCCCACGTCTCACGACGACCTTCTTCCTTCATCCAACGTGCGTAACGTGACTTGTGTATAAACTGTTGGTACTTATCCATTAATCTTCTTCCCTTGTTGGGTTATAGCCTGCGGCCTTTAAAAAATATTCAAATTGTTCGTACATCTCTGGTAATGAAATGTCTCTGGTGTGTATGACTAAACTAAGTGTGGTGTTTGGAGAAGAGCCTAACTCACAATCATAAGGGTGAGCGATGAACTCGTACCTAACTGGTCTTTGCGGTGTCATCTTGTTTCTTCTCCTTCTCTTGTTTGTCTTTGTTCTTTTTACCGAAGATAGCATCGAAGTTGTTCTCAAACTTCTTCTTGTCAGTAGGTCTGACCCCTGAACCCTTACCACCGTGTGTTGCACCTTTCATTACGACACCTCCTTAATAAGCTTGTTCAAATACCAACCTGCTTTCTCTAAGTCCTCTGAGGCTTTACCTTTGTAGTCGTAGCGCCATAGGTACTTCATGGTGTTGCCCTTTAGGTATCCTTTGAACGCTTCCGATGACATAGACTCTTGGATGGCTTCGATACATTCTATGTTACCAGTGTTGTAGTGTTGTGGGTTATTCACAGGGTCGGGGTCGGGGATTGACGGATACTCTAACTGGTCTTTCCTGAAGTCATGCTTAAACTCTTCGTCTGCCATGGCTTTGTATTTGTCCTGTAGTTTGTTCCACATCTCTGGTGTTGCTTCATTAATACTCATCGCCAAGTACCTCTCTGTGTCTAATCAGTCTATCTTCAAATGCTTCCAACAGTTCCTCACCGTTAATCTCTAGCACTTCCAGTATCATTATCTCGTCGTGGTCACGTAGGAACGCTTCCTTGTATTCTTCAAACGACATCTTTAGCTCCCACATACTCTATTAACTTATCTATTGTCTTAACAGTGTAGCACTTAAAGCCTTGCTTCTCGCACCACTGTCCCATTGTTAGCTTGCTTCCCTTACGTACCTTCTTGGTAGGGTCGGAGAGGACAAACACTAACTCCCATTCTGGCATTGAGTCTCGGATGGCGGTGTACTTTTGTGTGTCGCCTACCCTGAAGTATCCCTTAGCCTCGATTAGTATTGCCTTCTCTTCGTGTACAAAGTCCGGTACGTACTTCCTGTGTATGGTGTAGGGAAGCCTGTATGGTTCGTAAAGAAAGGTATCGTTTAACTTCTCATGTATAGCTGACTCTAAGCCTGACCTGAATTTTAACTTACTCATTTGATTTTCAGCTCCTGTACGTTTGGTTCCTTAACTACCTTACACAAGTACTTAGGCTTGTAGGAGTAGTTAAACAACCTTAGCTCCGGATAACAGTGCTTTTTGTATTGGCAGTAGGAGCAGCCGATTGCTAGTTCCAAGTTACCTGACTTACCATCTGGCTTAGGTTGATGACAGTAGTAGTCAGGCTCTGGCTTTTTTACCATCTCCTTCAGGTGGTCAACTCTTTCAGTTATCGTGCCGTCGAAGTCCATAGCAGCCTTAACCTTGGGGTCAGCCATGTCGTACTTCAGGAACGTAAGGTGTCCGTTAGTCTTGTCCATAGCAAGCCAACCAATCTCCGTCTCTCCCTCTGAGTGAGCGTAGGCTTTAATCTGGTCAACGTAACCAAAGGGGTCGTCATGTAGTAGCTTGCCTTCCTTAAACTTCTTAAAGCCGAAGGCACTGGCTGACTTAACGTCCGTAACTACTCCGTCTATCTTACAGTCCATTGAGCCGCGAATGCCATTCACTTCACACTGCTTCTGCTCGTCTGTGACTGTGTGTCCTGCCATACGTGTTAAGAATAACAGCATCTCTTCAACTAGATGTCCATACATAAACTTAACGTACGTGTGTGGCTCTATCTCTTCCTTCTCAGTACCTGCTACTACATTCCAAAGGTATCGGTCAGTGCGTCCAATGTTAGACAACCTAAGCGTCCGCTTGTCCTGTCGCTTCTCCCTGCCGAACTCAGTACGCATTAGCTCTTTAACACCTTCACCGAACTTCTCAATCTCTGCCTCTACGTCCACGTTAGGGTCAGCGTCCTTAGTCTCCATCATCTTGTAGATGTCTGCTACTACTGTATCAGTCGTTTTCATTGTCTAAGTCCTTGAACGCCTGTATCACATTCATATCAAACAGCTTCTTTAATGGAATCAGGTGCATCCTGCTTGCGTTATTATCGCCACCTGATACTGAGCGGAACTTGTTAGCTGCAATAATCTTCCTCAACACCGTTGTGTCAAAGACTAAGGTGCAGTATTCCTCTTCCCCTACGCACAGGTTGTGGAACCAGTAGTCAGATTCAGTAGCTTCAATGCCTGAAGGCTTACCCCACGACTGGTACTCAATGCAAATGTTACCAGTCTTCTGCCACATATCCTTCTCTGACTTAACTTCTATCTTCTTGTTGGTCATCATCTCGGCAATCTTATCTTCCCTTACTTCACCGTATGCTAAGTCAATGTCAAACTTCTTCCTATCAGCTTTAGTAGGCTTCATGTTATTCCCCGAAGAACGTGAAACAAACAACTGCCCAGAGAATAGCAATACCAAATATGGTACTAATCCAAGGGAACTGCTCAGGTTCTTGTACTTCAACTACCTTCTTATCTATCAACCCCATAGCCATAATAACTGCCTGTAGTCCATGCTGCTTGTACATCTCATGGTAAGGGTGGTTAGGGTTGCCCACTCTAATCTGCTTACCGTTTACTGTGAGTCGTGTTCTGTCTTCTAAATGTCTATTGTAAGCCATTGTCTGTTTCCTCATTAGTGAGTTTCTGACCAGTTGTCGCCAATTTGATACTCTCCTGCGAGAGGGCAGTTAAGTTCGTAGTGCAAGCCTGCGGCTTCAATACTAGCCGTTGCCAGTCTGCCAAACCTTTCTGCGTCCTTTGTTGCGACCTCCGTCTGGATTTCATCGTGGATGTTTCCTATTATCTTATAGTTAATCTTATGTAGGGTAGCGTACTCATCTAGAATGCACAGTGCTTTTTTCATAATGATTGCACCTGCGCTTTGTAAGAGTGAGTTCAATGCCGCGTGTTCGGAACGAATGGAAACTTTCCTTCTATCGAGTCCAAAAACAAAGCCTCTTCCTGCAGCCACAACAACTCGTTCTCGTAATGCTCCAAGAGCAGGCGTATTTTTGAGGAACTTTGCCTTAAGTCGTCTACCATCTCGTGCAGTTCCACCGACGATACTTCCGATTTTCGCATCTCCTGCACCGTACAGAAAAGCGTAGATGAAAGTCTTTGCTTGACTTCGAGTGTCAAGGCCTGCAGCCAACTGGTTTGCCGTGTGAATATCTCCCGTGAGAATTTCATTAGTGTAGTCCTTATCGTTCATGTAGTGTGCAAGCATACGTAACTCTAAGCCGCTTGCGTCCATACCTACCAACTTGTAACCTTCCGGTACAACCCATACTGCACGACACTCTTTACCGTAGGGCGAATAACCTGCCGGAACCTGTCCCATGTTTGGACTGGAGTGTGTCATACGTCCGGTTACTGCTCCGTTGGCATTCACGTAACCATGTACCCTACCGTCATCCTTAACAGCGTCCAACCAACTTTGCACCTGCGCGATACGCTTCTGTATCATCAGGTACTCACCAATAAGCTCCGCTTCCGGTATACCCTTCACCTTGCTAAGAACGCCTTCGTCAACGATTGGCTGCCCTTTGTCAGTGAAAGTCTCTGGTTGCCATCCGAAGTATTTTAGGTAACGTCCTATCTGTTGACGTGAGCCTAAGTTAAACTCTGGATAATCCAGTCTGCTAAATGGTGCTACTGCTATCTCCCATTGGTCACCTAAGAACTTTAAGCCTACTACTGAGTAAGTTCCGTCCTTCTTAACCTTGGGTGTTATCTCTTTAATAAATGTAGGTAGTGGTTTGAACTTCTCGTGTACCTTATCCTCTAAGTCGAACTTCTTTTCCTTCAGTTCTCCTAACAGGTTAAAGGCTGCTCTCTGGTTTAGAAGCCATCCGTTCTCAATCTGCTTGCTAATAATCCTTTGTACCTGACCTTCCAACATAACGCTTTCAGTTCCAAAGCTATTAAGGTCACGAAGTAATCTCTGGTACACCAGTTCATTAACCCTAACATCTTGCTTGCAATACTCCAACATATCCTGCGAAAAATTAAGCCAATCACTGTGTTCTCCTTTCGGTTGATGTAGCAGCTGACCCCAGTTCTCCAAACTATGACCACCCAAGCGCGATGGTTCCGCTAGTCTGGACATAACTAATGTGTCAGTTACTTTGCACTTACTAAAGTCTACCTTTAATAGTCTCTCCAACACTGGTATGTCGTAACCAATGATGTTGTGACCGATAACCTCTAGCTCGTCCTGCTCCTTAACCCAGTCCTTGAAGTTAGGTAGGGTATCCCCTGACCACTCAATGTACTCCTTAGCCTCTCTCTCGTAGGCTATAATGCACCAAACCGTATCAGGGTTTAGGCCATTAGCTTCAATATCAAAGACTATCTGTTTCATTAGAACTCCGAGTCACCTTCAGTGGGGCAGGCTGTTTCAATCATACGGCCTGAGTCCTTATCGTAATAAAGGTAGCAGGCAGCACCTGTAAGTCCAACAAACCTATTCTTCAGTACCCTGACACAAGTAGTGTTGCGTGTCTCTGGGTCTGCGTGTTGTTGGTCTCGCTCTAGTCCAATAACCATATCACTTAACTGTGCGATAGCCGCTGAACCTCGTAGCTCTCCTAAGCTAATCTTACCTCCGTCCTCGTGCGCCTTCTGTCCTGATGGTCGTCTGAGGTGTGACACCAAGAATAACCCGATGCCTGTCTCCTGCACTATCTTACGTAGGTTGGTCATAATGCTGTCGATTGCCTTACGCTCGTCACCGTGGCTCTGGTCACTCACTACGATACTGAGGTGGTCAAGGATAATCCATTTACAGTCTAATCCTTTAGCCATGTACCTGATGCGTCCTAGCAGGTCATCCTCACTGGTACTGCCGAAGTGGTCGAGTAACTGAACACGGCCTAAGCCGAATGTCTTCTCCCAGTATCCTCGTTCCTCTCCTTCCACAAGCGCACCTCTGACCTCCGGTAGGTGTAGCTGTTTGTTAGCCTCAATAGACATAATACCAAGCGTAGTCTTAGGTACGTCTTCCTCCAAGGCTAGGATGCCGATGTTGTCCTCGGTTTGCTGTAGCAGGTAATGCTCTAACTCTCTCATTATCTGTGACTTGCCCATGCCTGAGCCTGAGGTTATCGTCACTAGCTCCTTACGTCTAAAGCCGTGGGTGTAATCATTGAGACAAGTCCAAGGATACGGAATGGACTTCACGTCCTTCTGTTCCTGTAGCATATCCCATGTATCCAACCCTGAGACAATACCGTCAGGCCTGTAGGCTTTAGCGTCCCACCAAGCGTCAGTAAAGTCTCTGACCTTGTTAGCCTTCAACATATCCCCTGCGTCCTTCAAGGGCAGAACTACGTTCTTAGCTTTGTTAGGTGTGAACAAACCAAGCACTGACTGAGCTGCCTCCTGTCCTGCCTTATCATTATCAAAACAGATAATAATGTTATCAAAGGTTTCTAACCAGTCTAAGTTGGCTTTGATGTCCTTAGCTGCTGCCGCTGCGCCTGACCTAATAGACACTACAGGCCATTTGCCGTCGAACATCTCACTAACTGCTAAGGCATCCGCTTCACCTTCCGTGATGGTGATGTACTTCCCACCGTCCCTGCTTGCCTGCTGTCCAAACAATCCTACGTTGTCAAAGTTACCAGTGGCGTAGAATCCTTTAGTTTCTACCTGCCTGACCTTTGACCCTGTAGGCTTGTTACTGTCCTTATCGTAGTAAGGGTAGTGGTGTTTTACTATCTTACCTTCCGGAGAGAACTCAACTGTTACACCAAACTTCTGTGCAATCTTCTGTGATATTCTCCTGTCCGGTATTGCTGCTATAACTCCTGTCATCTCATACGCTCTGGTTGGTTGACTTGGAGCAAAGTCTGAGGCAGTTCCGTTGCCTCTCTCTCTGTGTCCGCATCCCGCTGTGAAGCAGTGTGCGTGACCATCTGAGTACCTTGCTAGATTGTTGCCTGAGCCACATGACGGACATGGCTCATGCTTTAGAAAGGTTGACTCTGTTTTCATTAGAAGTCGGCTACCTCTTCCTGCTCAGCTACTTCCAACACCTTGACCTTATTAAGGTAGGTGCTAGTGCCGTGTACTGGATGTGGTGCGCCTTCCTGCCACAAGATACGAACCTTAGAGCCTCGCGGTACTCGACCTGCAAATGGTGTGCCGTCCGCATTCAGGATACCGACCTCAAACTTACTGGCAAACTTACGTTGCTTTGTTCCTTCGTACTCGCGTAGTTTGACACCCAAGGAGTCCAAGCTATCCGCATCACCTTCATCTAAAGACAACACCAAGGAGTATTTACCTGTGGACTGTCCGTTGTACATCTCATGCTCAGTTAAGTTCTCAAATGCTACTGTACCTTCTAATACCTGACTCATATCGTTTCTCTCTATGTTATTGTTGCTGAATTATACTTTAGTTTACCTTAGTAAGCTGCTACTGCACTAACTAAATAACTTACTATAGTAATATTATATCATTAATTGTTACTGATGTCAAACCCTAATTCACTTAAATCCAATACTTCTTCTACTTCACTGTCTCTTACTGCTCTTTCACTCTCAACCATGCACTCGTAGCATAAATCTAAATGCTCCCCAGTGTTGTAGTCAATCCTCTTTAACTCTGATTCAGTCATAATAGCGTCACACGCTTTGCATCTACTCACTTTGTATGCACTCCTATAGTGTCATAATGTACCTTCTCGAAGTCGCTACGCGCCATGGTGTACAGGTCGTGCTGTATGTGCTGTTTAGCGGCCTGTTGCATCTCTGCTACGCTCATAGCGTACAATAGGTACTCCGTTACTTCGTCGACTCTAACGTGGTCGTCATTACTAATCCAGTCGTTCTGCTCGTATCCAATCAGTTGTTCTTTAATCTTGCTCATTGTCCCAATGCTCCATAGTTTCTTTGATGCCATAGCCTAGGCATAGGATTATACCTGTTAAAAATATTGTCAATATCATTCGTCTACCTCCGTCCATACGTTGCCTAGTGTAACAATAAAGAAGGGCAATAGCAATACCAATCCATCGAAAGCCATAGTGCCTAACTCTCCGTCCTTTACTGTCCATACTGGTCGGCTCTCTACGCTCTCTATGTCTAACCCAATGCCGAACCGTGGTTCTACGTTTAAAAACATACCTGCTATATTAAACTGCATCTGTAATTCTCCCGCTGTCGTCCACTAAATCCTTCACGAATAAACCGTCCACCATTTTTCCTGTGCGGTACTTAATATCATTATAGGCTACGTTCATACAGTCCGTCAATGTTAAGTTGTGTCGCTCGCATAGATTAATCAGCACTACCAAGATGTCGCCTACGTCATCGCTAAAGTCTTGACTGTGTTCTATGTTGACCCGTAGCTCTTCTACCTCTTCTAGCAGCTTCTCGAACTGTTGGTGGTCTGTACTGCCCTCAATCAGGTTGCGTGCGTTGTGCCAGTCGATAATCTGTTGCTCTAATCTGTAATACGTTGTCATTATGCTGTTTCCTCTGGTCTATAGTTTACCTGCTCTTTAATATCGTTTATAACCTGCTGCAATTCCGTTAGGCTCTGACCTAACTCTTCTATGGTCTCCGCTAGTAGGTCGTTCTCTGTAGTATTATCTGTAATCATTTTAAACCTCTCTATCTTTCAATATAAATTTATATATGTAGAAGTCCATACAGTCGTCCAACGTCTCTGCGGCCTCAATATCCTCAGCATCTGGCGAAAAATTAGCAAACTTTAACAGTCTATCTATCTTTTCCTGCGTGGCCGCTACTATGGCCTTTAAAGTCTCGCGCCGGTCAATGTGCGCCTGTAGTGCCAACTCTCTCTCTTCCGCGTCCGATAGTCCGTCAAAATGTGGGTCTCTTGCATCCTCTTCACTTACTCCGCATCTATAATCGTTCATTTTTTTTCCCCGTATCCTTTTAAAGTACAATCAACACATATTTCAACTTTTGAGCCTGTATGATAACCCATTGGTTTCCCGCAGTCAAGACATTTTACAAGTATGTGACTTCTCCAATTCCCTACGCTATTCTCTTTATCTGACATTATAAATCCGCCCATAGTCGGTTAAAATGTTTCTCATTGTCTAAGCGTAACCGCTCCAAACGTTCTACCAGTGTATCAGAATGCTTTGACTCTGTAAATATAATATCAGTAACTAATTTATCATGCTCTTTTTTAAACTCTGCGTAAGTCATACCGTAAATCCTCATATAATCAATTCTAAGCCCTTTTAACAGGGTAACCCATGCTACCCTATAGGCTAACCATTAAACCGCTGTAAATGCTCTGTAGGCTTGTATCAATACCGCGGTAACTAAACCACCACCTACCATACCCGCACAAAATAACAGCACTAAGTCTATAATTCTACTGTACTTGTAATTTTTCATTTTATAAAACCCCTACTATTTTTTTAATATCCTCAATTGGCTTTCCAGTCATTACAGATAATTGATAGACTGTAACTCCGCTACCTTCAAAATATGCACGTAAATCAGCATCTGATAACATAAACACTGTATAACCTCCTACTAGAATAACATTATATAAACGAGCGCAGTATACATAAATTTAGCTGTTACTGCCGCCCCTAGTATTACAACCGACCAACCGAACACCTCGACGGCTAGGTTATTGCGCGCCTCTCGACGCGCCTCTCTTCGTACTTGTCTACGCTTTGCACTGTTCATATTATGCCACCTCACTTTGTTTGATTGATACCACCGCGTTGAATACGGCGGTTTTAAATTCTGCTGATTCGTTTACCAGATGCCGCGCCTGTAACATCTCGCGCACGTCTGCCCAGTCTGCCGAATTGTCCGCTATAAATTTGCCCTCTTGATGGGCTGTAAAACCATTACTAGTCATCTTATACCACCTCTTTTATTGAATGCCTGATTATAAGTTGATAGCCGCTATGCTGTCAATATGTTTTATCATCTTTTTACCGTGGGCAGGATACGCCACTACAGCAACATCTTTAGACCAACACAGTCGGCACGTCTTGCACTTGCCGCCACGGTCGTACGCTTCGCATACTGACATAGAGGGGAGACTATGAGAAACAGTGGGTATGATAGTCGAGCTATTGGCCGCGCCTTCGACTATCTCACCTGTAACGCTGTCACTAGATAGACGAACTACCACGTTCGGTAATTCATTCATAGAGTCGAGGACTGGCACGAACTTGTCGAACTTGTGCATTCTAGTCGGTAGCCAGTGGTTACACCACGGAGTGCGCTGCATAACTTCGAGTATCTTTTGCGCTAGTCCTATGTGATAGACGTCGCCACTGTCGAACCATCTAAAATATCTGTCATTGTCCAGTTCTGCTACCATAACGTCAGTCCAGTCGGACGCTTGCCAGTCTACCTTATTATGCGCTCTCGGCTCTTTAACGTTCGGCATAGCATAGAACCCTGTCGTAGCATAGCAACCCTTACAGGCGTCGACTAGCTCGCCCTCTGACATACTAGCGGGGCAAGTGTCGAGAGCTTCGAGAGACCACGAACGGCACGGCATTTTGCTAGGCTTACTGAATCGTGGTTTAGCGTTTAACTGTGTCATATTGTTCTACCTGTAGTGATTGCTAGTTATTTTGAGTATACCGGCTATTATATACACCGGCATAGTTAAATCAACTATTTATTTTAACTTTCTACTGGTGGGATATAGCGTTCGCCCCTTTGTTTTAAAGCCATACCCGCATAGTGTATTGTATCCGCGTACTCACCGCACTTAGGATTTTCAGGCATTGCCACCATCGCCCGTTTACAGTCTAAAATCATATAGCACAGCGCATCACTATTTACGTCCAATAGGCGCTCAATTGTCTCACTGTGCCATCTTCCCGAACCATCGTTATATTCTGCCATCTCAATCACCTCTTAGGTTTGCCCCTTGCGGGGCGTTTGGTTTATTTCCAATCTTCAATTTTATAAGTTACTAGGATTTTACGCTTATTGCCGCCGCTTGTCCAGTCCTCTAATACTCCGTCCCGCATTGCTGCAACGTGTCCTCTAACTAAGAACATATAACGTCCAGTCTTGGGGGCGTGTCGCTCACTAGTTGTCAGTGTCGCTCCAAAGTTATCCACTGGTGTCATCTTCTTTCCACCTAGTGCCATCATACTGTGAATCATTGCTAGGCTTGAACCCTTGCGGTGTTTGCGTCCCGCTTTCTTACTAAAGCTCAGCGCCTTGCCAAAGGATATATCACAGGCAACCGCTGTAGCTATCACTGCGCAAAAGCCGGTATCTGAATAATACCGCTGGCCTACCTTGTGCAATTCCTCATAGGAGTGTTTAAAATGCTTCATTGTTTGACCCTTTTAGTTATTCATTAAAAGACACTGTAACCAATGCCCTTTAAAGAATAACCCGTGATTGCGGTGGTTTTAACGCCCTACACCATACCCCGAAAGGTTTTCTAGGCTAACCCGTTGCAACTTAGGTTATTCAATAATGCCCGCTTAGGATAGGTATCTGCTCAGCTATTGCCACGGCTTACAAGCCTGAGATTCAACCCGCTATTGCGGGGAGCTTAGGGGACTGTCCTCCTCGTCTTCAGCCTATAAGCCACCGTGGTGACTGCTGAAGCTAGGTATCAATCTGAGAGGCCGTTCCCCCCTTGCTTGCCGTCTATTATACAGATGTTATCCATAGGTGCAACCCCTTATTTCAATTTATTTTCACGGTTAAAGGAGAGGGCGGGCGCGTGCGAATACCACAAACATACAACCCGTGTCAACTATTATTATCCCCGTGAATGCCTAGCATAGTTGGTTACTATTGTCAATTGTTGTGGCCAATAGGTACCCGCTAGCACACTCACCCCCGTGCTGTCAAGGGTTTACTAATGTTTTCCCGTGACTACTATCGACTACTTGGTCACCATTAGATTTGACATCAGGCTGCCGGTATGCTAGAGATTTACAAGGGGGCGGGGGGGCGCGTGGGATGCGCAGGATTGTCACGGTAACCGCTCAGATACAAAAAAGAGTGAAAAGTCAATAAAAAGACAATACAAAAGGTTACCAAAAGTAACATTAAAGGTAAGTATCTCATGTATACATAAGTAAGCCTAAGTCATTGATTTTATTGGGCAAAAGCGGGTACGTGCGGGTACTAAGGTAATTACTTTAATGCTTTTACTAAATTAGTTAAAATAAAGCTTGACATTTGCCTAAGAATATGTTATAATAATACTATAGTATAGTTTAATTTACTAAAGAAAAGCTCCTACAGCAACTACTAAGGAAACATACTAAGGTATACTTAAGTATACTAAGGTAAAGGCTTAATGTTTGTAGAAGGAGTATTTACTAAGGAACACCAAAGAATACTTAAGTATACTAAGGAGTAGTTTTTTGTCAGATTTAAAAAACGACGATGTCAAGGATAAACCTAAGCGCAGAGGGAGGCCACCTAAGTCAGAGATGGTCAACCGTAAGCGTGGCACAGTAGGAACCCGTGGTCGTCCCAAAGGTGATGCAGCTATCATCAACGAATATAAGACTAGGATGCTAACGTCCCCTAAGTCAGCCAGAGTGTTGGAGTCTATCTTTGATGCAGCTCTTAACGATGACCATAAGAATCAGGCAGCGGCTTGGAAGCTAGTCATAGATAGAGTCCTCCCTGCAAGCTACTTTGATAAGGACAAGGCAGGAGGAAGTAAAGGTGGAATCAACATCTCGATTACCGGAGTGGGCGGAGAGACTACTGTCATCTCCGAAAGCAGTAACGAAGAGCAAGCTGAAGATGGAGAGTTCATTGACATATAATCCCAAGTACTTCGCCCTGAGCGAGTTCAACTGTCAAGAGACGGATGAGAATGAAATGCAGGATGAGTTCCTAAAGAAGCTCGACCACTTACGGGAAGCCTGCGGGTTTCCTTTTGTCATAACTAGCGGATACCGCAGTACGAATCATTCAAACGAGAGAAATAAAGCAAATGGTGGTGGGACGCATACTCAAGGCATTGCAGCGGACATTAGGGCATTGTCAGGAGCAGAAAGATATACCATCGTCAAACACGCACTCGCCCTTGGGTTTACAGGAGTGGGAGTGGCTAAGTCTTTCGTTCATGTTGATATTCGCACTTCAGTTCCTGTAATCTGGACATACTAATAATGAGAAAATTTACTGTAGGTAGAGCATTAGTAGCTAACACAGAGACTACTTTGTTTACTGTCCCCAAGGGGATGCACTGTGACATCAAACTAATCCATATGTCCAACAACGGAAGTAACAACATAGCAGGAAGTGTGAAGTGGCACGACAATAGTCAGAGCGTTGACGTACCTTTCCTTAACGGAGCTTCATTTAGTACGGGAGAAACAAAGTCCTTTGACCAGTTAGATTTTGTCCTTACAGAGAATGACCAGATTAAAGCCTTAGCATCAGGAAATAATATGTCCGTTATAGTCACCTTTGAGATGTATCCTGCTATTGCATCCATGAACAACTTTGTATAACCATGACTGACTTAAAAGTAGAACTATTGCCATGGCAGCAGGAAGTATGGGCGGACAATAAGCGTTTCCAAGTCATAGCAGCAGGACGACGAACAGGTAAGTCCAGACTAGCAGCGTGGAAGTTAATCATTGAAGCCTTGGGTACGACTAAGGGTCATGTCTTCTACGTAGCACCTACACAGGGGCAGGCTAGGGACATTATGTGGCAGTCCTTGCTAGAGATTGGCTCACCTGTCATTGCGTCCAGTCACGTCAACAACCTACAACTTAAACTGGTGAATGGTGCTACAATCGCACTCAAAGGTGCTGACAGGCCTGAAACCATGCGTGGTGTCTCCCTTAAGTTCCTAGTAATGGATGAGTACGCAGATATGAAGCCGGAGGTGTGGGAGCAAATCCTACGCCCTGCTCTCGCTGACCAAAAGGGTTCAGCCATGTTTATCGGTACACCAATGGGACGTAATCACTTCTACGACCTCCATCAGTACGCTAACATAGCTAACGACCCTGATTGGGCAGGATACCACTTCACTAGCTTTGATAACCCTCTAATCGACCCTGAGGAGATTGATGCGGCTAAGAAGTCCATGTCTGCCTTCTCCTTCCGACAGGAGTTCATGGCATCCTTTGAGGCAGCCGGTGGTGAACTCTTTAAGGAGGAACACGTTAAGTTCTGTGAGGAAGAACCTGATGAAGGTCAGTTCTATATAGCAGTCGATTTGGCAGGATTCGCAGAAGTTGAAAAAGCTACAACTAAAACAAACAGACTTGACCAAACGGCAATTGCGGTGGTTAAAGCAGGTACGGAAGGTTGGTGGGTCGCAGACATCATCCACGGTAGATGGGGAGTCGAAAAGACAGCAAGGAAAATCTTCGAGGCCGTCAGGGACTACCAACCAGTCGCAGTAGGGATTGAGAAAGGTGCATTGAAGAATGCTGTCTACCCCTACTTGAATGACATAATGAAAAAGAATCAAAGGTTCTTCCGTATCGAGGAGCTTACCCACGGTAACAAACGTAAGATTGACCGTATCGTGTGGGCCTTACAAGGTCGCTTTGAACACGGCAAGATTAAACTTAACAAGGGTGAATGGAATGCTCCTTTCCTAGATGAGCTGTTCCAGTTCCCTAATAAACTAGTACATGATGATTTAATTGATGCGTTGGCATACATTGACCAGTTGGCTCAGGTTGCTTACGCTATCGACTACGAGGAAGAAGAATATGAACTCACTGACTTTTATGCAGGGTATTAACTATGTTTGACAATCAAGACGATGATTACAGCTTTGAATCCCTAGAGGGGTGGGTAGACAACAAATGTCAAGACTGGCGTGACCATTTTGAAGCCAACTACTCCGAGAAGTTTGATGAGTACTACCGCCTATGGCGTGGACACTGGGCATCAGAGGACAAAACACGTCAATCTGAGCGTTCTAAGATTATTTCTCCTGCTTTACAACAAGCTGTGGAGTCATCCGTAGCAGAACTGGAAGAAGCGACCTTTGGACGTGGAAAATGGTTCGACATTCGTGATGATGCTGCTGATACAGAAACTGCTGACATTATGATGTTGCGTAATGGCCTAGAAGCCGACTTTAAACGCAACATGATACGTAAAAATGTAGCTGAATGTTTGATTAATGCTGCTGTTTTTGGCACTGGTATTGGTGAAATTGAGCTAACTACCGAAAAAGAGATGAAACCTGCTACACAGCCTGTCATGGGTGGTGAATTAACAGCAGTTGGTGTCACAATTGAGGACAGAACCTGCGTTAAGCTGAATCCTGTCATGCCTCAGAACTTCCTTATTGACCCTGTAGCGACTTCCGTTGAAAGTGCGCTAGGTGTGGCTATTGATGAGTTTGTTTCCAAGCACGTTGTAACACAGTTACAGGAAGAGGGTGTCTATCGTGAGGCTGACGTAGGTACTGCGGCTCCAGACTTTGACATTGAGCCTGACCACGACATTACTACTGTCTATGACGACGATAAAGTACGTCTTACTAAGTACTACGGTTTAGTTCCTCGTCACTTGCTTGAAGAAGCACAGGCTGACCCCGATGCAGAGGAAGAAGCAGTAACCTTGACTGAGGAAGAGGAAGGAGACGACAGCTACTACGTTGAAGCTATTGTTGTTATCGCTGATGGTGGTACTTTACTTAAAGCTGAAGTTAATCCTTACATGATGGGTGACCGTCCTATCGTAGCATTCCCTTGGGATGTCGTTCCTAGCCGTTTCTGGGGCCGAGGAGTATGTGAGAAAGGGTATAACTCTCAGAAGGCGTTAGACGCAGAACTACGCGCTCGTATTGATGCCTTAGCACTAACTGTACACCCTATGCTTGCAATGGACGCTTCTCGTATGCCTAGAGGCTCTAAGCCAGAGGTACGTGCAGGTAAGGTTATTCTTACTAACGGTAATCCTGCTGAAGTTTTACAGCCATTTAACTTTGGTCAGGTAAGTCAGATTACCTTTACTCAGGCAGCAGAGCTACAACGCATGGTACAGACTGCTACAGGCGCTATAGACTCAGCGGGTATCGCAGGCTCTGTAAACGGAGAAAGTACAGCAGCAGGCATCTCCATGGGTTTAGGAGCTATCATTAAGCGTCACAAGCGCACTTTGATTAACTTCCAAGAGTCCTTTGTCATACCGTTTATTACTAAGGCAGCTCATCGCTATATGCAGTTTGAGCCTGAGAAGTTCCCAGTAGCTGACTACAAGTTTGAAGTATCTAGCTCTCTAGGCGTTATTGCCCGTGAGTACGAAGTTACACAGCTTGTACAGCTCCTACAGACTATGTCACCGGAAACACCGATGTACCCTGAGCTAATTAAGTCCATTGTGGACAACATGAGCCTAGCTAACCGTGAAGAACTGATTGCCAAGCTCGACCAAGCTAATCAGCCTAATCCAGAAGCACAGAAGGCACAGCAAGCGGCTCAAGCACAGCAAGCTGAGTTCCAAACGTCACAGACTAATGCTCTTAATGGACAGGCTAAAGAGTCCGAAGCACGAGCTGCTAAAGCTATGGCTGAAGCACAGGCCGTACCACAGGAGCTTGAGATTGACCGTATTAAGGCTGTTACAGCTAACCTACAGGCAGGAGACGCAGACGACAAAGAGTTTGAGAAACGATTACGTATCTCTGACCAAATGTTAAAGGAACGTCAAATAGCTTCTAAAGAAGGAGCGGTTCAGCAGAGAGCGCCTCAAGCACAACCGAGACCTCAAGCGCAGCCACAACCACAACCACCAATGATGCAACCTCCACAAGGACAATTGCCACAATGATTTCACAACACCAGTTTAACAACGTACTAAAAGAACTTAACGCTTCCTTTGCGACCTTAGCTGAAAGGATTGAGAAACTAGAGAAAAAAGAGGAAGTAAGGAATGGCGACACCAAGAAAGGGAAAAGCAAAGGTTAAGGTCACTTCCTCTGGTAAGAAAGTTTCCTACGGACAGGCAGGCAAAGCTAAGGACGGAGGTTCCCGTGTAAGAGCGGGGACTTCCAAAGGCGACAGCTACTGTGCCAGAAGTCTAGGCATTAAGAAAGGCTTACCTAAGAAGAAGCAGAACGACCCTAATACACCTAACAACTTATCACGTAAGCGTTGGAAATGTTCTGGCGCTAAGTCTAAGAGGAAGTAGTTATGATGAAGAAAGGCGGATGTAAAAAGAAAACAAAGTCTTGTCCTGCTAAACCTAAGCGTGGCGGACGTGCAGCTAAGAACAAAAAGAACAAGATGACAGTAGGTAGCTACAAATAAGTAAAATAAAGCTTGACTTTTGATTAAAAGTATGTTATAATAATACTATAGTATACTTTAATGTTTACTTATTTACTACTTGGGTATACTTATAGATATACTCCTACTTATAACAAACTGTCCTTTAGAAGGAGAAACAGTTAAATGATTGAAGAAACAAACAAAGAATTAGAACAATACTACGAAGAAATGCTTTCTATGTTCCGTACAGATGGTTGGAAGACACTGACTGAGGACTTAGAAACAAATGCTAAAGGTATTGATTCAGTTGAAGCATCGAAGAATGAACAAGACCTCTTCTTTAGGAAGGGACAACTCTATGTCATTGCTACGTTGCTAAACCTAGAAGAGCAAGTCCGTAACGCATACGACGACTTAGGCACAGAGTAGTGCCTTTGTTCGACTTTAAATGTGAAGCAGGACATACTGAGGAACGATTCGTCAGTAGCGACACTAGAGAGGTAGTCTGCAACGAATGTGGACTATCGGCAGTAAAGCAGCTAAACTCTTTCGGGACTTGGACTGATAAGCACAACGGTGTCAATACCGACGCTTGGTGTAAGAAACGAGAGCAGAAGCTGAAACAAGAACGCAAGGCAAATTCATAATGGTGTATGAACCCTCGCATAATAACCACCTCCATAATACTAAAAGGTACGGAGTTTAATAATGGCAGCAAACATTATAGAAGATGAGCGTCTAGACGACGACAAAGAACTTGACAACATCAACGACCTTCAAACGGAAGCTCCGCAAGAGCCAACACCGACTGAAGACGATGTCCCCGAGAAGTACAAAGGAAAGTCAACCGCAGAGATTGTAAGGATGCACCAAGAAGCTGAGAAGCTCCTAGGAAAGCAAAGCGGAGAAGTAGGGGAGTTACGTTCCGTAGTCGATAGTTATATACAGACACAACTCGATTCGACACCACCACCAACACAAGAAACTGAAGCTGAAGATATTGATTTCTTTTCCGACCCCGACAAGGCAGTCGAAAGAGCTATTGCTAATCACCCTTCAATTAAGAAGGCAGAGGCAGCTAATCTAAACAACCAACGACAGACCGCACAAAGTAAGTTACAGTCACGTCATCCCGACATGAATGAAATTGTACAGGACGGTAAGTTTGTTGATTGGATTAAATCCTCTAAGATTCGCACACAGCTCTTTGCTCAGGCAGACAGACAGTACGACTACGATGCCGCAGACGAACTCTTTACCAACTGGAAAGAACGTAAAGGTGTAGTAGCTCAAGCTGCTTCTACTGAGAAGGACACACGGAAAGCCGCTGTTAAATCCGCCTCAACAGGCACCGCTAGAGGAACTGGCGAACAGCGAGCGAAGAAAGTATATCGACGCTCAGACATTATTAAGCTAATGAAAACCGACCCCGACCGGTATATGTCTTTGTCTGATGAAATCACACAAGCATATGCAGAAGGAAGGGTTAGGTAAAAACCTAAACTTTTTTTATAAGGAATATTATTATGCCAGCAGGCGCATATCCACAAGCAAACGCAATCGTAGACAACACCTCAGCAGCTTCGTTCATCCCTAAACTATGGAGTGACGAGATTCGCGCTGCATATGAGAAGAGCCTAGTTATCGCCCCTAAAGTCAAGAAACTTTCTATGACTGGCAAGAAAGGCGACACAGTAAACATTCCTGCTCCTATCCGTGGCGTTGCCGCAGAGAAAGCAGAAAACATTGCTGTTACCATCCAGAACAACGTAGAAGGTAACGTAGCAGTAGCCATCGACAAGCACTACGAGTACTCTCGTATGATTGAAGATATTACTGAGACTCAGGCTTTGTCTTCTCTTCGTCAGTTCTACACCAGTGACGCAGGTTACGCCCTAGCTCGTCAGATTGACACTGACATCATGGACTTGGGTAAGTCACTTGGTGATGGCGATGGCTCTTCTTGGGTCAACAGTGCTTCTTTCCAAGTAGCATCAGGCGGTGGTTTGGAAGCATACGCAGCAGGCGGTGTTGACACAGCGTTTACCGACGAAGCTTTCCGTGCTTTGATTCAGAAGATGGATGACGCAGACGTTCCTATGGACGACCGTTGTTTCGTAATTCCACCTTCAGTACGTAACTCTATCATGGGACTTGAGCGTTATGTTTCCAGTGACTTCACTGGCGGACAGACTGTTCAAAACGGCCTCATCGGTAACCTGTACGGTATCGACGTAATGGTATCTACTAACGTAGCTACTCCAGAGACAGGTGTTCGTGCTGCTCAGTTGATTCACAAGGATACTTACATCCTTGCGGAACAGCAGGGCATTCGTTCACAGACTCAGTACAAGCAGGAGTTCCTTGCGAACCTGTACACTGCTGACACTCTGTACGGTGTTAAGACTTTCCGTCCAGACGCAGGCTTCGTACTTAACGTAGCAGGCTAAGTAACAAACTGGGGGCATCCATAAGGGTGCCTCCTTTTACTTTCGGGCCATAGCGCCTTTCTATCTTTACATAGGAAAATTATTATGTCTACTTTGACAATTGATGCAAACGCAAAACCAATTCAAGTTCTCCGTCCCACTACTGTTTCTAAAGTATCCACTTCAGGCACTGCTGCCTCCGCTACTGCTATTGCTGCCGGTATTCGTGTAGCTCGCATCGTAAGCGACTCTGACTGCTTCTATAGCGTCACAGGCACAGCCACTACTTCTTCTTCATATCTTCCTGCAAACGCTATTGAGTACGTCCATGTATTCACAGGGGATACTGTTTCTGTTATCCTAGCTTCCGGTACTGGTTCCGCCTACATAACCTCAATGGTGTAAGCCATGTATGGATTAGGTGTAAACAGACTAGGCGTTACAAACGCACGTGGTGGTTTTACCCCTCTCGCCCTTTTCGCTTCCGGTGAAGAGGGTGTTTGGTATGACCCTTCCGATTTATCAACAGTGTTTCAACAAGACGGAACTACCGCTACTGTGCCTTGGACATCAGGTGATATTCTTGATGCTAACCGTGTAGGTAAACTGGTAGATAAGTCGGGCAATGGAAACGATGCAATTCAAACTACTTTGGCTAAATGTCCTGCCTTGAAGCTAGTAGGCGGCCTATACTTCTTAGAGTTTGATGGCGTTGATGACGGACTGCAATCGGCAGCTATTGACTTTACCGGCACTGATAATATGACCGTGTTTGCAGGCGCTAGGAAAGAAGCCGATGAAGTAGCCGTTGTAGCAGAACTATCAGCAAACCTAGGTAATAATGACGGTGCATTTAGACTGGCCGCTATTGGTGGTAACATCTGGAGATGGTCATCTAAAGGTACTTCTGTAGTAAATGCTAACTCTAACGAATACACTCCTCCAGTTACAAGCGTATTGACAGGTCTGAGTGATATTAGTGATGACGTTAATACACTTCGAGTTGACGGTGTTCAGAAAAGCTCGCCTACTGCTAACCAAGGAACAGGCAACTACGGCAACCATGCTTTAAATGTAGGTGCTAGAAATAATGCTACAAGCCTCTATTTAGATGGAAAAATCTACGGTATGATTGTTAGAGGAAGCTTGTCTAGCGCTGACGATATTGCCTCGACTGAAACGTATATTGCAGGTAAAACAGGAGTAACCCTCTAATGAGTGTGTTCGCCACTATAGTCGTAACTAACGGCAACAAAGAACTTGCTCAGGCTTTAACATCTACAGATATGTTTACAACTGAGTTTAAAAAAGGTCTTAGAAAGTACTGGGTAAGTTCAGGTAACTTCCCGCAAGACTACTACGCTTCTCTTGTTGATAGCGATTTGGTTTACCGTTCTCTTACAGACCAGAGCGTAAAACCTATTACAGGCTTAGCCGCCCTTGGCTTTAGTAAAGTAATCACTGAGGAGGACTAATGCCTACTAATTTAATTACAAAACTAAGCACCGTAGCCGGTACAGTACCTACTACTAGCAATCTAACGGTAGGCGAGTTAGCGATAAACGTTACAGATAACATCTTGTATTCACGGGACAACGCTAACAATATTATTAAAGTTTCTGAGACAACAGGATTGACAAGCATTAAAGCATTTGGCGCTGTGGGTGACGGCACAACAAGTGACACTGTTGCAGTAACTGCTGCTATAAACTCAGGTAAGTCTTTGTACGTTCCTGATGGAGTATTCTATCTTCCTAACTGGGTAGCTCCTGTACTTACAACTCCTCTTAAAATACACGGGACAGGTACGCTTAAAGGTAACAATAAAGCTAACTCTTTTGTTAAGCCTTTTTCTTCTGTAGAGATTACAGGCATTACTTTTGAGCAGCTTAACTATCTTTTCTTTAATGAATTTGAAGACTCAGGCACTGTTGATAGGTTTTCGTTTGACAACGTAACTATTAAAGACTGTGGAGGCGGCATTTCTCTTGAGCGCCCTGTAAACTCTTTCAGCATACAGAACTGTGTGTTTGATACTATTACAGTTAACAAGCCTGTTCGTGTAGGTTTGAACAATTTAAGCGCACAAGACACTTGGAAAAACTTTACAATTACAGGCAACACATTTAGAAACATAAGCACTGTTTCAGGTACTGACTGTAACGTACTTCTTATCTATGGCAGGAACGCTGTTATTTCTAACAATACGTTTGAAACCATAGGTGCGGAAGGTACTTTTGAGCTTTTCAGTGGTGATGGTAGTGACAAGACATTTACTGTGGAAGAAGACAACCTTAATGAAGGGCAGTGTACCCTGTACCTTATAATTAATGGCGTAGATGTTGAGCAGATAAATACTGACGAGAATGTTCTTTGGACTCTTGATGGAACTACCCTTACGTTTACTACTGCTCCTCCTGTAGGAACTAACAATATTAAGTTTTATTACTCAGGGGAATCAGCGGCTATCTACACTAAGGCTCGCTTTGCTACAATCACAGGCAACACAATTTCGGGTATGGGTAAACTTCCCAATGGCAGCACTACACTGAATGTAAACCAAATCTATGGCATTAACGTCAAGGGTAGAGGCCGTGGCGATGATGGGAAAGTGAACGGATTTAACGTAACTGTTACTGGTAATACATTGGAAGGTGTAAATGGTGTAGGCTCAGGCATTCGTATACAAAATGATTGCGTTAATGTAACTGGCAACAACATTGAAAGATTCCGTTTCGGTATTAACGGCAATACAGCAATACATGACGATAGCAACATTACTAGCAACAACATATATCACTGTCAGCAATATGCCATTAACGTCATTCAGAGTGGTGTGAACTGTATTGTACAAGGCAACAATATCACAGGTGTAGATGTAGGCAGTGGAGTGTATGAGCCTCTTGCGGCTATTAGAGTGCGAGCGCATTATGATACTAAGAACTACAACATCTCCAACAACGCTATATCTGGCTGCAAAAAGGGCATTCAGTTAAGCAGTACCGCTGAATCTCGAACTGATTGGACTGCCAGTACCGCTTTTGCTGTAGGAGCTAAGGTTGTAAACAACAGCATCAATTATAAGTGTACAACAGCAGGAACGTCTGCCTCTAGTGGCGGCCCTACTGGAACAGGAAGTGCAATTACAGACGGCTCAGTTGTTTGGCAGTATATAATCAGTGCGGCTGAGTTAAGCAATGTATTAATTTCAAACAATGTTTTAGATACCGTTACTAACAATGGCATTGAGTTCGCATCTTGCAATACTATTACATTGGATAACAATCAGTATGTAGGCGAGGTTGCTAATACTTTTATTCGACCTGTCAATCCTAACCAGAATGTTACAATAAGAGACAGTCGTACAAAGTCTTTCAACACTGGAACATTGCAAACAATTCAAACTTGGAACACAAGTATTGTTGACCAAGTTGTTAGGATAACAGCTTCCGTTACAGGCAAGCAAGGTGACGCTGAGTTTGCGGCTTATAAGATTACAGGTTTGTTTAAGGTAGTCAGTGGTACACTCACGCAAGTAGGCAGTACAATAACTGAGTACGCTATTACAAGCAGTGGAGCTGCGTCTTGGGATGTGCCAATGTTTACTTTAAGTGCTGACGATGTGTATCTCAGAGTGAGAGGAACGCAGGTTACAGATACCCCTACGCAATGGTCAGCTAAAACAGAATACGTGTCCACTACAGACGCATTACTTTAATAGGAGGGCATTGTGCCTACTAACTTAATTACAAAACATAGTACAACAGCCGGTAATGCTCCTAACCCTAGCGAGTTAGAACTGGCGGAACTTGCTGTAAACGTTACTGACCATAAACTATACAGTAAAAACAACTCAGGTGTGGTTATACTCCTATCTGAAGACACTTCCCTGTTAAATGTAAAAGTCTACGGTGCTAAGGGCGATGGAGTTACTGACGACACTGTAGCTATCAAGGCGTGTACGGATGCTGCTATTCTTGCAAACAAAGGAGTGTACCTACCCGCAGGAAATTACATAGTTACAGGTAACGTTTATGACTACGATAAGTTAGCAGACGGTGGCCGAAGCGTACGGTTTATAGGAGAAGGACGAGGTAAGTCAGTATTGCTTGTCAGCGGTGCTGTCGATTACTTGTTTAAAGCCTACGGAGACACTACTTCCTACGGTAACAGTTCACACCCATCAGGTTTTCTTTTCAAAGGGTTTACTGTATCAGGTGATTACACTAATACTCAAAACATATTTGACTTGGCAATGCTCAGTTACTTTACTTTTGAGGACGTTAATACGTTCCGGTGTGCCGGTACTAACCTAAGAATGCGTGAGTGTTGGGAAGGAGATGTTTCAGGCTTACGTGTTGTTCGCGGTGGTGCTACTAACGTATATGCCATTATACTTGATTTCTTTTTTGCTTTACGTAAGGCAGACAGTGCTTGCAACAACATTAACTTTGGTAAGGACTTCCAGTGTGAATCATCTGCGTGGTCAGCAATCTATTGGGGTCGTAATACTCGTAAGTGTATGTTCTCCGGTAAGATACACCCGCTGTTAAGTGCTACATATACTGTTCCTGCTTTTGTGTTGGACGGTGCTACTAACAACACAATCATCGGTGCTAACATATCGTGGAAGAACGTTAAGGCACTTAGGATTACTAATGCTAGTAACTACATTCCCAGTGAAAACATTATAACCAACAACACTATCTCAGGTGGCGTAGAAATTGTAGGGGGTTGTCGTCGCAATACAATCGTGTACAACACTGGTGGTATTTCTAAACTACAGAACGCTTATATTGCAGCGTCTTTACAAACAGTATTTCCATATACTTTCTTGGCTGCCGCTGAAAAGAACGTACTGGTAACAAGGAATGGTGCGGAGCTTGTACTTACAACCAACCCCGCAGACCCTAAAGACTACACTTTGTCTGGTATTGGTAACGCAGGAGGAGGTAACGTAACTCTAACTACTGCGGGAAGTGCAGGCGACGATGTTGTTATTAGTCCAGTAGAAGACGAGTTTGTAACTCTTGCAGGCGGTACTGACAACATAGTGTTTGGTAACAACCCATCTGGTGCAGGTATTGAAGTAACGTATGCGTCAGGCTCTAACTTCTTGCCAACTGTGTTCCACGGCAAGGATACTGTAGCTACGTTTAATTCTAACGATATATTTGCTAGGGTACAGTTTACAGATAACTTAGGCACGTCAAGAGTAGGCACAAAAGAAGGAAAGCTATTTCTGGAAGCAGACCCTCTCGGTGTAACAACAGACAGTAAGATTAGCCTTAGAGTTGACGGTGTAGAAAAAGCTAAGGTTGATAACGAGGGTTTGACACTACTCGGAGTGCAGTTACTTGTAGGCTCAGGTACGCCTGAAAACAATGTAGTAGCAGTTGTAGGTTCATTGTACTTACGCACCGATGGTATAGCAAACGAAACTTTATATGTAAAAGAATCTGGCACAGGTAATACTGGTTGGGCTGCGAAATAACTTAAAAGGATTTAACCATGGTAGAGGAAACTAAAGAAATGATGGACATAGCAGCAGTGTCAACAGGGGTGTTATCCTTAGCTGCTTGGTTACCACCAGTGGCTTCATTGTTTACAATCGTGTGGATGGGACTTCGTATTTGGGAGTCCGACACAGTTAAAGGGTTAAGAGGAAAAGAGTAATGTCAATCATCAGTGCGCTCATACAGCCAGTAACAAAGATACTAGATAAGGTAATACCTGACGCTGACACTAAGCAACGTATAGCGCACGAGATTGCCACACAAGCACATACAATAGCACAAGCACAGATAGAGGTGAACAAAACTGAAGCAGCAAGCAAGGACTTATTTGTCGCAGGTTGGCGGCCTGCTGTGGGTTGGACTTGTTGCCTTGGAATGGCGGGTAACTTCCTTGTTATTCCGATGGCAAACTTTGCGCTTGCTTTATCCGGTTCTCCAATCGTTATTCCCCTTATAGATTTGTCAACTATGTTGCCTGTCTTGATGGGGATGCTTGGGTTAGGTACGTTGCGTACATATGAGAAAACTAAGGGGGTTAAATAATGGCTACAGGATTAGAAAGCGCCTTTGACCAAGAAGAAGAAGATGTCTTTGCTATAGACTCTGCTCCCGCTACTACTAACTATGGTGGAGGCTCAGGATACCGTGGAGAACCTACTCCTCCCGTTGTGGCTCCTGTCGTGTCCTCTGACCCTTTTGCAGACTTCGGTAGAATATCAGCAGGCGGTAAGGACATCACAGCTAAGTACAGTGATGACCCTTCGACCTATGCAGATACGTTGGCTTCAGAAGATATTCCGTATATGCAGTATAGTGATGAAGCATTATCTAACGTTACTTTTGATACTGTAGATGCAAGGGGTGGTGACTACTCTAACTTTGGTGGTCGTTTAATTAGCGGAGATACAGAAGAATACGACAACACCTACTCCTATAATAATATGCTCAGTAGAGGTATTGACGAGCAGACAGCGCAGGAGTGGTTAAACAAAGGCGGAACAGCTCAAGAAGCTAACGACATTATTGCTGATAAGTTTGTAAATCAGAAAGATAACCTTACCTCGGCTTTTGATACGCTTAGAGAAGAAGGGAATACAACAGCTTTTCAAGAACAGTGGGGACAAACAGGCTTTGACGGGAAGGTAGCTTACCTAAAAAACTTACAGGAAAGCGGTGAGCTTGATAAAGAATCATATGAAAAGGCTTGGAGAGATGAATGGAACCTGAGTCAAAGAGATAATCCAAACCCAACTTGGATTGTTGAAACGCAAGCACCTAGAGATTGGAACGATGGGGGTTCAATTTATAAAGGGGATGATTCAA